ACCTGCTGAGCTACTGCCAGAACCGGATAAACAAGCCGGATTTGCGTACAGATGGATTCGTGTTTCTACACTTAACAGGCCAGACCCGAAGAATATCTCAGGGAAGCTGAGAGAAGGATGGGAACCTGTAAGGATTGAGGAACAACCGAAGTTTCAACTGCTAGTTGACCCCAATAGTCGCTTTAAGGACAACATTGAGGTTGACGGGTTATTGTTGTGCAAGGCTCCGGAAGAGTTCGTAAAACAGCGTAGTGAATACTTCGCTAAACAAACTCAGGCCCAGACGACTGCAATTGACAATAGCTTCATGCGTGAGAATGACGCGCGGATGCCGCTCTTTGCGGAGCGTAAATCCTCAACGTCATTCGGAAAAGGTTAATTTCTAATTACTGGAGCTTAATATGGCTTATCCGACTGTATCAGCCCCCTACGGGCTAAAACCGATCAATCTGATCGGCGGTCAGGTGTTCGCGGGCCAAACTCGTGAACTCCCGATTGCAAGCAACTACGGTACTGTTATTAATAACGGTGACGTAGTTAAGTTCAACACTACTGACGGCACCATTGTCAAAGAGACCGGCACCGCTACTATTAGTGCCAACGGTATTGTGGGTGTGTTCCTTGGTTGCAGCTACACCAACCCTTCGACGGGCCAGAAGCTGTTTGCCAACTCGTACCCCGGCACTATTGTTGCTGATGACATTCTGGCTTATGTAGCAGATGATCCTGACCAACTGTTCAAGTTTGCTGTGACTGGCGGTTCGACTTCGTCCACCATCACCCCTATTGCTGGCACTATTCTTGGCAGCAACATGGGTATTTCGCAGCCCGCTTCGAACACCACAATCTCTGGTAACTCCAACATCGGCGCATACAATGCGGCAGATAGCACTGTTGCTACGCTCCCGCTGCGTGTCGTTGGTCTGGTTCCTGAGACTGTTAATTCGAGTGGCAATTACAGCGAAGTGATTGTTAAGTGGAATGCGGCTCATATCGTATCTTCCACGACTGCATCCGGAAGTCCGCTGGTCTATGTAACTACTAGTACCGTGACAGGTGGTCATTGCTACCTGAACCCGAACGGTCAGTTCAACGTATAAGGGAGTTAAATCATGGCTATTTCACGCGCACAACTACTGAAAGAGCTTCTCCCCGGCTTGAACGCATTGTTCGGTCTGGAGTATGCTCGTTACGGCGAAGAGCACAAGGAAATCTACGAAACCGAGACTTCCGAGCGTTCCTTCGAAGAGGAAACAAAACTGTCGGGTTTCTCCGCCGCTCCGGTGAAGAACGAAGGCTCTGCAATTGCTTATGACAATGCGCAGGAAGCTTGGACCGCCCGCTACAACCACGAAACCATTGCTCTGGGTTTCTCGCTGACCGAAGAGGCCATCGAAGATAACCTGTATGACAGCCTCTCGGCTCGTTATACCAAGGCTCTGGCTCGTGCCATGTCGTACACCAAGCAAGTCAAAGCAGCAAACGTTCTGAACAATGGTTTCTCCGCGTCCTATCCGGGCGGTGACGGCAAAGCCTTGTTTGCAACTGACCATCCTCTGGTCGGTGGTGGCACCAACTCTAACGAGCCAGCCACTCCTGCTGACCTGAACGAAACTTCGCTGGAAAACGCTGTGATCCAAATCGCTGCGTGGACTGACGAACGTGGTCTGCTGATTGCTGCTAAGCCTCGTAAGCTGATCGTTCCTCCTGCTCTCCAGTTCGTTGCGACTCGTCTGCTGGAAACCGAACTCCGTGTCGGTACCAATGACAACGATGTCAACGCGATCAAGAACAACGGTTCGATCCCAGAAGGCTATACGATCAACCACTTCCTGACCGACACAAACGCATGGTTCCTGACCACTGACGTTCCAAACGGCATGAAGCACTTTGTTCGTAGCCCGCTGGCGAACTCAATGGACGGTGACTTTGACACCGGCAACGTTCGCTACAAGGCTCGTGAGCGTTACTCGTTCGGCTGGTCTGACCCGCTGGGCATGTACGGCTCGCAGGGCTAAGAAAAGGGGGGCTTTCGCCCCCCTTTTTTGTATGGTAT